ATCTTCAAATCCTGAAAACCCACGAGCTTCTACCCAATTATAGAAAAACTCCCACTCTAGATCACGTAGAAAAGGTTTGCCGGGTGTTTTGGTTTTAGAATGCTGGCTTTTATTTAAAAGAATTGTCCAGAAGTTTATATAAAAGTATAGATTACCAGGCATCCACGTGCCACCAACCCAATATCCTTCAACACATCTTTTCTTTTCTTGTCTCCAAAAGAATAAATATTCTTCACTTGAAGGATGTAGTTTAGGTATCTCTTTAAGTATAAAATCTCTGGGGTTTGCAATCATATCAATCCTTTCTCGGAGGCTGATTCCTCAGCTCCACCTTTTGTAGAGCCTTCATTATTTTCTTTATCCACGAGTTTAAGAAGACGTTCATAATCCTCAAACAATTTAACATTTGTTTTAAGTAGTCCTTCAATAGTATCTGCATTATCCTCATAAGTTAAAGTATCTAAGTATAAAGTTTTTTCATCCATCTTTTTATTCCAGACCATAAGCTGGCGCTTGGCTGGACTTATTAAAGATCTTTCATAAAAGACAATTGCCTCTTTGTAATCATCCCAATTAAATTTATCATTCTTTAAATAATCTTTTGCTATCATACTCTGTCTGTTAGCATATGATATATTTGAGAACTTAGAATCAGGGTCCACTAAAAGAGCAATAGCCCACATTATCTGTGAGCTTTTGCTTTTAGATTTGCTTTTATCTTGTTTATAGATAGAAGCAAATGGAAGGGGGAGTTTAAGTTGAGGATTTATCTTCCAGAAATTTGCATCTGTGTCGAAACCATTAAGTATCATTTTACAATACCTAATACATCAAACATGTTCATTTGAAAATATTCTATATCATCTACCTTGACCATAAATCCTTGGCCTTTTGGTATTACAATATCTCCAACTTTTACTGTTTTAACATCTTGACTAACTGCTACAACTTTAGCATGCCCATCTCTTTTATCTCTTTCTTCTTTCAGCATAGACTCAGATTTAATAATCCCGCTATCTGTTTCTTTCGCCACCTCTGGCATCTCAACAACTATGTGTTGTCCTAAAGGTTCGTAATTAATCGCATTCATATCTACCATTTATTTAGAGGGCAATGTGATTTCATTGACCGTGTTTTTGCTACCAATGGGCACCCGCATTTACTGCATCTGCTCTTTACATTGAATGCGCAGTCCCCACATATAGAAGCTCTTGCTTTTGCAATCTTCTCTACATGTTCATTGGGGAATACGACATTCTTCCAACCGTTAAAAATCTCACTTACTTTTGCAGCTGCGGATGTCACTGTATCCATTGCGGGCTGTGGTTGGTTAATTGGTTTTTTCTTTTCTTCCATCTTTGTAATACTTAAATCTATTTTTCTTAACCGTAAATATACCTAAGTGTTTTAATCTAACTGACTTAAAATTACCTGACTCTATAGACTCTTTAAGTAATTTAAATTGTGATTTGACAATTAACTCAGCTTTAAACTCACTAATATTATACTTCTTAGCTAGTTTTTCTATTATTTTGTCCACGTTAGTTTATACATTACTTCAATCCCATCTTCTTTTATACCACCGAGTATATTCTTGTTTATCTTCTTGTCTACAATCATCTGTTTCTTTCTCAACATTGTAATGTGATTATTAAAAGAAGCCTCAGACATTCCTATTTGTTTCCTAACAAGTTTTCTCATAGGAGTGGAAAATAACATCTTGTCTATGTTTCCATTGTTCCTATTAGATTGCCAAATAGAAAGAAAACTAGATAGCACTTCTATTTCTTTATCTTTAAGTTTTAATATAGGATTAAGAACTTGTAGATAAGATTTCATTGACTGTGGTATGTTAGAATTAATTGGTATTATCATGCACCAAATATAATAAAATTAATTATAATGCAACATGTCGATAATTTCTTTTCTATAATCTGCACACTTTATAAGCTTGTAAGTGGCATTCTTTTCATTAAACCAAACTATAAAACAATCTTTTATTTTAAGATTGGTTTCATATTCTATAATATATCTATACAAGGAAAGTTGTAAGGAGTATGTAGAAAACTCACACTCATCTAGGTGGGATACAGGACCAAGCATCTTCTTTTGGTACCTGCTTTTGTAATTCATTTTTTTGTTTGTCTTCCAGTCAAATATGACAAGCCCATCAAGAGTATTTGAATAGTAGAGCTGGTCAACCATACCGCATACCCCAAGATCGCGAGAACCAACGCACAACTCAG